TTTACATACCAAGGTTTTACGGAATCAAACGTTATGGACTGCCCGACAAGTCAGAAATAGAAGAAGGTGATGATATAGATGTTGAATTTACACAAACCGTTCGTGATTATCAAAAAAACGTGATAAATGTGTATATGAACCATATAAATACTCCAATATGCTGTGGAAATGTGATAAATGGAAATGGTGGTATACTCGAGCTTCCGTGCGGATTTGGTAAATGTCTCGGGTTAAATACACCGATTATGCAGTATGATGGAACAATTAAAATGGTTCAAGATATAAAAGTAGGTGATAAAATTATGGGCGATGATTCTACCCCAAGAACTGTTTTAAGTCTTGCTCGTGGAAAAGAGCAAATGTATAAAGTAATCCCCGGGAAAGGAGACCCGTATATAGTGAATGAAAGTCATATATTATCTTTAAAATACAGTTCTGCTGTGAATAAACATACACCCAAAGGAACTATTCGTGATATTTCTGTATTGGATTATTTGAAATTACCAAAATCATATCACGGAAGAGGAGGAGTTCTGGTTGGTTATCGGGTTCCTATTACATTTCCCAAAAAAGAAGTTGAAATCGACCCATACTTATTAGGTTATTGGCTGGGTGATGGTGCTTCCAGAACAACACTAATAAGCACACAAGAAGCGTCCGTATTATCTTATTTAAATAATAATACATTTAAAAATAAACACAAGACATTATATTTACAATATTATAGTCAATATTATAGTCAGTATGATTATCGTATAAATTCTATTACAAAAGGTAATGAATTAATGATTGGGTTACGTAAATATAACTTAATACAAAATAAACATATTCCACACGATTATAAATGCAATGATAGGACTACTCAATTAGAATTATTAGCAGGGTTAATGGATTCTGACGGGCATATGCACGAAAATTCGTATGATATTATTCAAAAAAATGAAACATTATTAGATGATATAATATTTATAGCAAGGTCATTAGGGTTTGCAGCTTATAAAACAGAATGTAAAAAATATTGTATGTATAAGGGTGAAAAAAAAGAAGAAACTTATTACAGAACCTATATTCATGGTAAAGGATTAGAAGAAATACCAGTAAAATGTCCGAGAAAAAAAGCTAATCCAAGAAAACAAATGAAGGATGCGTTAAATACACGTATAAAATTAGAAAAATTAGAAATAGATAATTATTATGGATTTGAAATAGATGGAAATCGTCGGTTTGTATTAGGTGACAATACAGTTACGCATAATACTATATGTGCTTTAAAAATGATATCTGATATTAAAAAGAAGACACTGATTATCGTGCATAAAGAGTTCTTAATGAACCAATGGATAGAACGTATAAATGACTTTTTACCAAGCGCAAAGATTGGCAAAATCCAAGGTAAGGTATTTGATATAGAAGGGAAAGATATTGTAATTGGTATGCTTCAAACGTTATACGATAAGGATTTAGGTCCGAATGCGTTTACATCATTTGGACTAACTGTAATAGATGAGGTTCACCGTATAGGTAGCGAACAATTTTCCAAAACATTATTCAAAACAGTAACTCCCTATATGCTTGGTATATCAGCAACCGTAGATAGAAAGGATAAATTAACAAAAGTATTGTATATGTATATAGGTGATAAGATTCATAGTGAAGGACGAAAAGACGATGATGTTGTATGTGTTCGTGCTATAAATTATACTTCCAGAGATACCGATTTTAATGAAATAGAATATGATTTTCGCGGAAATCCCAAATATAGCACTATGATATCCAAATTATGTAATTACGGACCACGTAGTGACTTTATAATTAAAGTGGTAGGAGATTTATTAAAAGAGAATGTGTCAAAACAAATAATGATTTTATGTCATAATCGTTCATTATTAACATATTTATATGAAGGTATATGTCATCGTGATTTGGCAACAATCGGGTTTTATGTGGGAGGAATGAAACAAGCAGATTTACAAATGACTGAAACCAAACAAATTGTATTAGCTACATATGCGATGGCAGCAGAAGCACTTGATATAAAGACCCTTTCATCATTAATTATGATTACTCCCAAAACCGACATAACACAATCAGTAGGACGTATATTACGAGTAAAAGGTAATAATCCGATTGTAGTAGATATTGTAGATAGCCACGATTTATTCCAAAAACAATGGGTCCAACGAAGACGATTTTATAAAAGATGTAATTATCGTATCCGTCAAATAGACGGAGATAAATATGAGGGAATGAGCTTAGATTGGGATACCGATAAAACGTGGAAATGGGTATTTGAACCCAAAGAATTAAAGAATGATGATACTGAAATAGTAGATGACGAAGATGACGATGACAATCATTTAAAGAGTTTAAAGGATTCGAAGTGTTTACTTGACACTTCGATATTTGATAGTCTGAAGACGGAATAAAAAATAAAAACAATTATGTAAATGTGTATATATTTGTTTTTTGTTGGCTTCTATTTACGTCTATTCCGACGAGTATTCTTTCGTGATTTGTTTTTATTACTTTTATTACTCTTCTTTAGTTTACGCATAGATTTGCGTTTTTTACCATAAGATTTGCGATGTTTTTTTCCACCAGTTTGTGTAGGCTCAAAATTTGCCTTAAATACGTTGATATTATCACCACCCGAAGTAGCGGTAGTTACTGTGTTAGGTAAAACATTACCTTCAGTGAATGTGAAGTTTGTAACTCCGGTTCCAGACATTATATATTATCAGTATATAATAAATAATGTTAACGGAAGAACAATTAGCAAAAATAAAAGAATATGAAGAACGTCGAATAGCCAAAATGAAAGAAAATATTCATAAAATAACACTTTTCAAAGGAATAGAAAATGAAGAAGAGTGGAAAGAAAAGAAGGAAGAGATAAGACGAAAAAAGAATATAGAATTGGAAAAACGTGCATTATATTATAAAAATAAAGAAAATAGAAAAAGAACGAATAAGTTTGACGACAAAAAAATCAAGGAAATTCAAAAAAAAGTATTAGAACATAGACGACGGTTACAACAAATGCATGATGAGAGAGTAGCCCGACAACAGAAAAATTAGAGTTGGCTCGTGTGTACTATTTTTTCCCTACGACTAACAACCCGACTTGGAACCCATCGTTTAAACTTCATATGAAAATTACATTCCATATATAATACCTTATTTACGTCTACATATTTGTCTTCGTCTATATTCTGGAAATCATCTTCATCGTCGCTTTCTTCAATATAATCTAAATTATCATTTTCACGGATCTTACGGAATAATGAATTCATAAATACACTAGTTTTATAATCAGGTATATAAGCAACATTATAATACACACGTAGATTGTTTCGTCCATATATAAAAAGATGGTATATATCGGGTTGAATATCGGCCATTATCTGAAAAATAGTAGAATACCGATACTGCGATTTATGTTGTGTCATTCTAAACGGTGTCAAATCAATACTATCTAATGGATTTATAAATTGTCGTTTGGCTGATGGCAAATTTACTACATTTAATTTTTTATGAATAAAAATATTGACAAAAGGTCGTTTTTCGTGAGCGCATCTATACTGAATATGATGAATATTATAAGGTATACTTTGAAAAATATCACTGGAAATTGTATTTGGATATTCAACCGCATTATTATCTATGTTAATTTCCCAAAAAACACTACAATATATAGGATGATGTGGGTCTTGTTTTGTAATATCATTACACGTTTTATTTAACATGGATAATTTTTGTATAATAGGTGTATTATTGAGTAACAACCCTTTATAATATAAAATATCATCAACAACTATGGCCTTTAATTCATTCAGTTCATTAACGACACACGAACCATATAATACAGTGCCTAATGATAGTTTGAAGTTGAACCCCAGGTTTAGCATTTTTCCTTTGGTAATGCGTTTTTCTCTATTTAATTCAAACAAATAACATACATCCTTATCTTTGTAAAATGTAAACCATAAAAACACCTTTTTCCCATTAGGGATAGCAGAGACTACATTATATGCGGACGAAACTTTCGTATGTGAAATAGTTTCATACGAAAGTTCAAATTCAGGAAATCTATCAGATAATCTGCTTATCTGTACGGGACTTAATTCTGACATTATACTGATTGTAGGATTATATTTATATAGGTTTGCAAATATAGTTATGCGTCGGTTACATATTGCTGTGTTTGTGAATTCATAAATGACAATAGTTCGTCATTCATATCATTTACATTTATTTGTTCGTTAAATACTTCATCAAATTCATCTGTAATTTCTTCACATTTTGTTTCAACCGGGTCGTTCAATTCAGACATAATTTCCTTGTATTTCTTTATTTGTGTATTTACTAAATCTTTTACTTTTGGCTTGGTATATGTAGTTTTCAGGTACTCAAACCCACACTGTAATGTATAAATAATAGCAACCGATATAATTATTTTAATCAAAAAAGATATCAGAGGATTTGAAAACATTTACTTTATTGGTATACACAACTACAACAAAAATTTTTATATAATTTTACGACAAACACATTTATTTATATTAGTAATTTGTAAAGGGTATAAAATCTACAATATATAAGTTGTATATTATGACATCAGTTTCTATTATTATTGTGGAGAAGGGAGGAAATATTAAGGGATTGAAGGTGAAATCGTATGATGAAAATGAACTTTATAAAAAATGCGGATTTAAGGCATCATCTGACTTTAAAGTTCAGTCTGTATGGAAAGATATTAAGTTAAATAATATAACATATAATATTCATCTCTATGGTAAATTAGTAGGTAGAGCTAATCAAGAAAATAAATATGAATTCCCACCACCTATCGATAACACATTATTTTTCGGTAGTTGCGTCTTAGTGAATAAGGTAAACAATATTCCCAAAAATCTGACTTCTACTGAATGGAATAGTATATATAATCATTTGTATGGTGGATTTGATGATTTGGATGAGGAAGATTCAGAAGAAAGTGAAGATGAAGGTTTACCCAAAACCAAAAGCGGGTACGTAAAGGATGATTTCATAGTTGATGATGATGAAAGTGATAGTGAATCGTCTATCCCACGTAAAATAAAACGTAATATACCACCTAAAACACCACGTCGTGCCAATGCCCCTACTGTTTTTAATTTGTCTGACACTGATGATAGTGAATATACAAATGAATTAGAAGAAGAAGAGTATCTGTAATATTAGAAAAATTGAAATAATATAAACGGTAAATACGATAATATATTATATTATTTACACAATGCGTAATATTGCTAACCCAACTGAATTCCGTAAGAATATTTCAACTAAGTTGAATGCGGTCATAGAAGATGATACCTTATGCATAAACGTAGAACGAGGGGTGTTTAACTATTCGTTAAAAGAGGCGTCTACCAAGAAAATTATAAAAAAGTGGGAAAATCCGCGTTTCGTACAAATCTATTTGGATAGATTGCGGAGTCTTTATATTAATTTAAAGGACCCATCATTTTTAAACCGAATTAAAAATGGTGAAATTACACCACTCAATATTGCGTCTATGACCCATCAGGAAATGAACCCTTCGCAATGGAAAACTTTAATCGAACAGAAAGTAATGCGTGATGCAAACAAATATACAAATAATATACAAGCATCTACTGATATGTTTACATGCAAGAAGTGTAAATCAAAGAGATGTACGTATTATGAATTACAAACCCGAAGTGCGGACGAACCAGCAACTATATTTATTACGTGTTTGGATTGTGGTAAGAATTGGAAGTCATAATCGACATAGACCTAAACCTGGGTGTAAATAATATACGCATTCATAACTAATGCTCCGAATGATAAAAAATACATATAATTTAATCCATTTTTTAATGCCGGAAATAAATCACGAAATCCTGGTTCGTCTATTAATGGTAGCAAAAAATACTGGAAATCATAATCGGGGGTTTCTTCATTATTATAATTGTCAGTCGTTATCATCGACGATACTGTTTTATATTTTGGATTCTTGGCTTCGCGTAACACAATATTATCTTGTTTAATACCCAATAGCTTTTTTGTTTTTGGTAACGATAGTTTACGAGAATTCCATTGTTTTGAATTTGTAGAGATATCTTTTGCGAAACCTAATAATTCAGTATCGTTAAACCCAGTAAAAATTTCATCATATTTACTATCTTTTGTATCATAATATTCATCTAATACTTCATTTATAAACATATCCTTGGACGTTTTATTCATAGATAACCCTTTTTTATAGCCTAATATCCGAATGTCTGCGATAGTGTATATTGAAATCATAATGTATTTTACGTATTTCTTTTTTAAGTTACACGCCATATCTAATGAAATAGATTCTTCAAAATCTCTAAGCACAATATCAATACGAGGGTCTTGACAAGAACTTATCGGGTGTCCTTCATCATCACAAAAAGAACAGTGTATAGGTCGTTTGTTCTTTTGTGACATTACATTGATTATATGTTTATTTCTATATTGCTTTTTTGAAAAAGAAAAAATAAACTATTATTTTTTTCTTTTTCTGTTTTTAAATTAATATCTCTAAATCAGATAACTTCCAATATTCACATCCACCATTTGGTAAAGGTCGTTTAATAATAAAGGGAACCTTTTTTTCTTCAAACTCTTTTAATGCGATTAGATATCCATCAATCACATTATCATCTACTTCTACGAATGACTGTGCTCCTGCGTTTAATTGTTTTGTTCGTTCCCCTAATATTCGTGCTTTTTCATATTTTGTAACAAATGGTAACGTTCTATGTAAAGGGTCTACAATAGTTCCATCGTTATCTCTGGTAACCTTAGCCATTGTTTGTATTTCATCATAATTATGATTGTATAGTTCTGGGTGAAAGTTAGTAATAATATCATTTTTATCGGTTTCGTTAAATTTTTGAAAATCCTCCTCATCTGAATCATTGTCAGAATCATCATCTGAACCATAGCCATCCATCGCAAATTTGCTAGATGTCACATTTTCATCTTTGTCATCACGGTCTAGAATATCTTCTTCACCATAATCTTCTATATCTGATTCAATCATACTATCATCATCATCATCGTCAATATCATCAACAATCACATCATCATCGTCAATTGGTATTGGAACTGTTTTAATAGGTTTTTTCATTTCCACTGACATATCATCAATATCTTCAATATCACTGGAAATATCTTCGGTGTCACTGGGAACATAATCGTCGGCGTCCATATTAGTTATTATATTATTAGATAATGTAATTTTTCTAAATAGTTATTTATCATCTAGATTTTCAATTTTCTGTTCGTGTATTTGATTATTTACGTTCATCAGTTTTCCATTTTGTATCACAATCAGCACATATATACAAATATTTTAAGTTATCATTATCATAACGAATATAAATCACACCGTGTTCGGTTTTACATTCATCATTAGGACACTGAATATTATACAACCGTGGAAGGGTGGGGTCCAATTTCGTATATTCATTAAACAAGTGGTTAAATTCGTGTGTCCCTTTCTTTAATTGGGTATTTGTTACACAGATACCTTCTTGAGTGATGGTTTCATCAACGTGTTTACAATTACGACAGTAATACGTTAACTCATTGGGATTATTCTTATTAATCCCAATGTAGTACATATTATCACACTTTTCGCAAAACTTCATTTTATATACTACTGAAGTATAATTTATTTAAATGATAATGTTCAAGATACATTAATTCAATTTTACAAAATCATTTAGTAATATTAGCCACGGCATAGTAATATATAAATTCATATTATATTACGATATATGGTATCCCTAAATATACATTCGGTATAATATACATATAAAATTGAAAATAGAATGTATAATTCGAAAGAGGATAAAAATATAACATCAATATATCAAAACGAGTTGGAGATGGAGAAATCTATCGCTAATGGACACCCTTCTAAATCTAAACCACCCATTAGCGTCAAGTATGCTGGGTTTCAAGACTTTATGATGAAGCATCAGTTAAAGAAAGGTGAAAATAACGCAAATAAAGAAATTACAAACACACGAATAGGAAGCAAAGATGACAACATTTATGGCGGTTCATATTCCATACCTCCTGAAGACTATGAACTATTTCTTAATTTATACAATCGGGATATTTTGTCTTCAAATAAAAAAGAGTATCTGACTGAGAAACAGCTAGTTGATAATGGAGCTATCTTGGTTGATATTGACCTTCGTCACGATTATGATGTAGATGAGCGTCAATATACTGACGGACACGTTGAGGATATGATTGACATCTATCTGGATGAATTCAAGAATATATTTCAGATGGATAGCACGTGTGACTTCAAAATTTACATATTACAGAAACCTACGGTAAACCGCGTAAAAGAGAAGAATTGTACCAAAGATGGTATACACTTGATCTTTGCGTTGAAGACCGACCGTAATACACAAAAAATTATCCGCAATAAAGTCATTCCGTTAGTTGCTGATGCGTGGGGTGATCTTCCCATCACGAATTCATTTGAGGATGTATTTGATAAGGGTATCACCGATGGAACTGTAAATTGGCAATTATACGGTTCACGAAAACCGCACCATGACAGATATAAACTAACTCGTATCTATCAGGTATCATTTGATGACACCGATAATGAGTTTATGCGTAAGGAAATCCCATTACAGTCGTTTGATATCAACCAGAATATAAACGAGCTTTCAGTTCGTAATGAAAATCATCCATCATTATTCTTGAAGTCTTCGTTTCTAAAGGAACGAGACGAATATGATAGGCAGAATAATATCAAGCGTGCGGGTGCTTCTTCAAATAGGTCGGGTATGACAATTCAAGATATTCCGGCGATTGAGGATTTAAACATAGCCAGTATAAAGACACAGGAGGAACTCGATATGATGGTACAAGTATTTCTGGAATCATCATTAGGGTCTCAATTGGATTATGACCTCAAGGATTCTCATGACTATGTAATGATATTACCGCCTTCATATTACGAGGGAGGTTCATACCTTAAGTGGATGAAGGTTGGTTGGTGTCTTAAGAATATAAGTAATCGATTACTAATCGTATGGATTGCGTTTAGTGCGAAATCATCTACATTTGATTTTGGGAGCATTCCTGAATTATGCGATAAATGGCGAGGTTTTGAAAGACGCCCTAATGATGGAATTACAAAGAGGTCATTGTATCATTGGGCTAAGACAGACGCTCCAGAAGAATACACCCGTATCATGAACAATTCATTGGATTATCATGTTGAGCAAAGTCTTAAGATAAGCGGCGGAAAAGGTAAAAATAACGAGAAATCGGGGTGCGGTGATTGGGATTTGGCGTGGGTTTTGTATCAAATGTGTAAACACTCATATGTGTGTACCAGCGTTAAAAATAATATGTGGATGGTCTATAAGAATCATCGTTGGTACGATTTGGACTCAGGAACCACTCTCAGAAAGACCATCTCCGGTCCACTAAGAGAGCGATATAGAAATAAAGCAGTTCAATACATGCATAACAATGAACCACAAAGTAATCGCACAGATGATGACGAGCCTATAGCAGAACAGGATGAATTACACCGTGTAATTCAACAGCGCGCGATTAATATTTCTCAGAAGTTAGCACAAACTAGCGATAAAGACCATATTATGAAGGAGGCAAAGGAGTTATTCTATGACGGGGATTTCTTAGGAAAGCTTGACGTCAACCCTCATCTACTTTGCTGTAAGAACGGTGTATATGATTTTAAGGAAAACTTATTTCGAAATGGCATCCCGGAGGACAATATCTCAATGTCAACCAACATTGACTACAGGCCAATTGACCCAGTGAAACAAGCAAATAAGGTCAATGAAATCAATACATTTATGGACCAATTGTTTCCAGAGAAATCGTTATGTGAATATATGTGGGACCATTTGGCATCTACGCTATTAGGCACATCTACAAATCAAACGTTTAATATGTATATTGGTGGCGGTCAAAATGGAAAATCTGTATTAGTAAACCTAATGGAAGTTACCCTTGGTGACTATAAAGGTGACGTTCCACTTACCCTAGTAACTGACAGACGCGGTAAGGTTGGTGGGTTGGCCCCTGAGATCGTTCAATTGAAAGGAATACGTTTCGCAGTGATGCAGGAGCCATCTAAGGGGGATGTGATAAATGAAGGTATAATGAAGCAGCTAACTAGTGGAAAGGACCCAATCCAAGGTAGAGCTCCATATATGCCACAGACTATCTCATTCATACCACAATTTAAACTGGTTGTTACGTGTAATGTTCTAATGGGAATTAAGAGTAACGACCACGGAACTTGGAGACGTATTAGAGCAGTGCCATTCAAATCACTCTTCACTGAAGACCCGGTAAAGGGTGACCGCGAAAAACCATTTCAATTTCTCATTGACAAATCGATTGACGATAAGTTTGATGCTTGGAAAGAAGTATTTCTGGCAATGCTAGTGGTACGTGCATCAAGAACGAAAGGTCTGGTTAATGACTGTGACATCGTGCTACAGAAGAGCAATGAGTACAGGAAGAGCCAAGACTACCTATCTGAGTTCGTTGAGGAATGTGTATTACGCAGCAGCAACTCGAATGCGTGCGTTCAGAAGTCTGAATTAAATAATGAATTTGTGAGATGGTATGAGACCAACTATGGTGGAAGAGGTCCTTCTCCCAAAGACCTACACGAATATATGGATAGATGCTTTGGAAAGAACCGTGCCTCCAAATGGTTCGGGGTTGAGATAAAATACGAATCAAATGAAGAGATGGATGATGATGACCTTATTAAAAATAGCTTAGATAATAATAATATCAATGGCTTGTAACGTAGTAATAAATAAATATTTTATGTAAATATATTTTGATAATTAAAATATATTTTTTTTATTTAGTAGGGATATATGGCTCAGCTCGTAACATAGCTTTAATAAATAGATATTGATTATAAATGGATTTTTCTAAACCAAATATATAAATTGGATACAGTGAAATTAATAGAATTATTACTAATTTACCATAAATGTTTTGTGTAATCATACCAGACATTACTTTATAAATAACATATAATGCTACAATAATATACAACCAAAATAAACCTTTATTCAAAGTTATATAATATGGGTGTTTCGTATCATTTATCACATATTTTCTATCCGCAGTAGTTAGGTCGTTTTTTTGGTCTGCGATTGCGGTTAATACTTCTTTATTTTGTGAAATAAGTAAGTTAAAGTAATTTTTTGCTTCGCCGTTCTCTTTCTTTTTTAATGGTAAAATCTCATCTAATTTATTGTCTGTCACTTGTTTTTTTTCAACAAAATCATTTTCTGCTGGTATCAACTTATTATTGTATTTCCTGTCTGATTCAGCATTGATAGATTTAATATCATATTTTAAGTTTGCTATTTCCTTTTCTAATTCTTTTATTTGTTTTTTTAAAGTCGAGAGATCCATTTCCTTTTCAGCTTTTATAAGTTTTAAATTTGGGTCATCTATGATGTATGCGTTATACGTACTCTCATATTGTGTTTGTAATTGGTTACGTTCGTTTGTTATTGTCCGTAATCTACTAATAAGACTGATTTTTAAGTTTTGCTTTGATTTCCATTTACTTATATAAGATCTCCAGTTTCTAACGTCATTATCACTGTATCCTTCAATTATTCTATTAAATTTCATATTTACTATATTCTATACTATAGTGTTATTTTTTAGTTCCGACTAAATCATATATTCGGTATGATAATGGATATAATGTTAAAATAATTCCCAATATAACTTTTGTTTTCAAGTTCATTTCATTCTGTATATAAACTATTTGGTATAATAGGATTAAGCATAAAATGTAATATACCCACCAAAATTGTGAATTTAATGTTACAAAATATGCGGTATGATTTTCTTGATATTCAGTATTTCTATAATCATTACTAAAATTCTGGTTAAATTGTTTTATCGCACGTTCTAATGTTTCATTACGATTTATATAGTCATTTTGTTTTAATTGTTGTCGAGTCATTACTTTTATATAAAGAACTTCATATTCCTTATCAAAAAAGTCTTGTGTTCGTTTCTGAATATCTCCATATTTTTTTATTTCATCTATTGCTTGGTCTACCACCTTTAATAAATACTTCGCACTTTTCAAATCTTTTTCCAACCCCGTTTTTGCACTTGCTAAAGAAGTTTTTGTTTTTCTATTTGAAGTGGTAGTTTTTTCTAGTTTACTAATATCAGTATTTAATTGAGATATTTCATCGTTCATTGTATCTATTTTCTGTCGTAACTCATCTCTAATAGGAGTAATCGCATTAATTTTTGATTGAAGATCAGAATTATTTCGATCATACCCCCGTAAAGCGTTTTTTCGGTAATTGAGTGTAGATCGTGATGGTCCTCCTCCCATGATATAATATTATACTTACTATATCATGGGATAAAAATAACTATAATTTTGAATAATTATCATATTCGTTCGCATAGTTCTCTTTTACATTATTTATATTGATTCTTCGGTTTTTTGTATTAGAGCTATTTACCATTGTATTAAACTCTTCGGAACTGCTTTCATCTTGAATTTTATTCACATCATATTCACTATCGTGAACGCATTTTGAAATACCAGTATCCCATTTAGTGCCAGGACTACAACAATAAGTGCCTACACAACCATATAAATTCATTCCACCTAGTAAATCGCCACCTTCTTCCTTGGCAGCAGCTTTAGCCGCATCTTGTAATTCAGGTTGGGTACGGGCAGCAGGGTCAGGTAAATTTAACTTGTTGAAATTCATCTTTTCACGTCTGGATACTTCAATAAACACTGTTATCGTATAGATGGAAGCACCGAATAAAACGATTATAGTTAACAAATCAAATAGGAACGAAGGAAAAAATGTAAGCTGATTCTTTAAAATTCTTGATACTACAATTATAGCTAAAGCGATTACCCACACGAATTTTATCTTGTTATATTCAGCTTGTTTTTTCTGGTAACTATCATTTAATTCAATTTCGCGTTGTTTTCCGACTAAAGCATTATCTATAGATTGCTTCTTTTGCATTAATCTATCATTTTCAGTATCTACAATGTCAGCCACCTCTTCCTGGTGTGTTAATATGTGTTCGCTTGATACATCCGCATCTTTTAATGACTTATGTGCGTTCTCTAATTGAGATTGTAATTCACTTATCTTATTTGTAAACTCGGGGTCACCTTGTTTATTCTCAAGAACATTCAGATAATTTTTTTGTAAGGCAACTAATCCATTTAAATCGGTATTATTACTCATTTTTGGAAATATATATTATAAAAATATTATATATTTACTTATTCTCTTGCTATCACTATACCAGCAACTAATAATGTAGACGCAGTTACCACTCCTAAATTAAATATCGAATTATTATGCTTGATTAAATCCTTTGTGTCATCTAATCTAACATCAGAAACGTCTTTTGGTTGGTCTAACTTGGTTGATAAATAGTCACTATATTTATCCTCGTTCATTAATTTATCTCGTATTCCAGTTTTATCGTTATTTGTAATTGTGTTTAGTTTAGAATCCAAATCGTTATAATTCTTATTAATTGTATTAAGCTTCTTTGTATATTTTTTTTCTAGTTTTTCTAAAGGTTGTATTTGTTGTTCATTTATGAATTTTTTTACTGGCGTGTTCTCATCTCGTTCATCTGATTGTTTAAATCCTTCGAACATTTTACGTTGTTGTTCCTTTAATTCTTGATATTTGTTATTTACTTCGTAATCAGAATACGCAGTATAGTTAGATACTTGTTTTTCATTCACTTTAACGTTATTCATAGTATACTTGTTATTATAGTATGAATGGATAATATATTTTTATGAAATTACCGTTTTGTCATATTCGTCAGAATAATACCTGATACGACTATTCCAGTGAGTATACCTGTATATAACAACACGTCTGATGCTGAGTTTGTTATGTTATTTAAAAACATATTTGGTGCGTTTTTTGATTTTTGTTCTTTTAATGGATGGACGTCTGTTTCTAAATTATTATCAAGATAATTAGAGTAAGTTGGTCTATACAAATCAGCTCCATCTAACTTATTATCATTTTGTTTATTGTATTTATTAGTAACTCCTTCAATTGACCGGTACAATGTAGAAAATGTTTCAGGAACACTATCCAATTCAGTGGTTCCATTCAACTTTATCTTACTAATACGTAGTTTTGACATTTTGTCACCCATCTGTGTTATAATCAAACGGAAATAAGAATATTTATTATATGAAGTTACATCAAATGGTTTTCTAGGTGATGTTTTACTTGGCATTTCGTCTTTGTTTATAAGCTGTTGGTCTACATAATCCCACGATTCTCCATCATTAGAAGAGACCAATGTAAATTTTTTAGGAAAAGTATTTGTTGCTTCAAATGTAGGTGTTGTAATTGAATAACTAGTTAAATAGAGTTTATATGGCAATTTAATCTCTATCCACTCACCTGGTATTTCAGTTTTGTTCTTATTAGGACCAACTTTTGTGCTCCATGTATTATTTTCTGAACCTCCACCTAAATAACTTGATGGTGTAATTCCAGAGTAGGGGGTCTGAGTATATTTTGAATAATTTTTAGTCATACTTGTATTATTATTATTTACATTGTCACATTCCCAGTACGTATTTGTAGTTTCATTAAATGCGTTAAATCCTTGTGTATTGTCATTATAATTTGATGAAGTTTTGATTACATATTTTCCATTAGGTTCATATCCATTAATCGATTGATTATCTATTCCAGATTGTCCGGACTCCATACTAGATAATGTTATGTTTGGTAGTGGTATTGCTTGTATTATGTTTGTAGATGACATCGTTTTATATTATAGGTATACAAAACTTTTCGTAATTTTACAAAACGATGTCCGAATTATAGTTTCTTGAAAATGAAAAATAAAGATGATGTTAATACAACCGACAATACTAAACTAGAATACATAGTCGTATCGTATGTTTCGTTATAATTAGCGTGAATATTATCTTCATCACTCATTAACTGTTTCATTTTTGAATCCAGTTCTTTTCTTAATGGTATTATTTTACTGTGAGTTCCTATTATGTTTTTATGATTTTCCTCATACTCAGCGATATTTATATATTTATTTAAAGGTGCTTCTTGTAACTTTTGTACGCTTCCATTATCCATTAATTTATTATATATATCGTTTACTGTTTGAATTTGTGTATCTTCTGTCGTACACGTTGATTTTACTGTATCGGGTAAAGTTATATCAGTGCATTTTACATATTTCTGATATTTTTCATTAAAATCTTTTAAATCTGCTAAAACATTTACATTTGCATCCATAATTGTTAATCCCTCTATTTTTGACATATTATTGTTCGTATTACTATATGATTGGAAAGTTTCACAGGATTTATTTAATCTATAACAACGATGCCCGATTATGTTAAAAATTGACAACGACATAGCACCCAATCCTTGAAAACCAGTTTGGGCGCTATTCAATGATGATATTACCAGACGAATATATTTATATTTTTTTTTATTATCTATGTTAAATACAATAGGTGAATTATTGGTATTATACATTGGATTATAATCAAAATGACTATCCAGTATTTCCCATTTGTTAGTATCATTTGAAGCAACTATGTAAAAATCCTTTGGAAAAGGCGTGAATTCAGTTGTTCCATCACGCTTACCCGGTAAAAGTTCATATTTCTTTACGACTACTGTATTTGGTATTTCTACTTCTACCCACTCACCATTTATAGTTGAATTGTTTGATAATATTGTTTTTTCATTACCTATATACTTTCCATCGTTTGTGATTTTAACCGGCAAACTATTCACATCTATACTTGGAATATCGTTTAGCTGTGCCTTTAATTTCGCGTCCTCTATTTTGAAAGTGCTTTTTATCCTATTAATGTTGTTACCTATATTTTTTAGTTCTCTAATCATAGTATCATTATCTTTTACGTATTTGTTATATTTTTCTGTATCGGGAAAATATTTTACACTCGTTACAATTCTAGATCTAATCCCTCTCCATGTGAACCTATATTTTCTGTATCTATGCACCTTTTTTATCTTAAAATCGTTCTGAGTTTTTGGTTCTACTATTTTGATTCCTTTTTTATTATTATTATAAATTTCTACCTGTTTATTCATTTTATTTTTTAAAGAAATTATCTTATTCTGCAATATTTCTTTTTGTTTCTGATTATCATATGCCAATTTTCGGTTTTTACCATCATTTACGATTTGACCCCTTGAATAATCACCCTTTGTTATTTTCCTATTTGTGTAAAACTCATCTTTATAGGTTCCTATAGTGTAATTACTTACCCATTTTGTAGAAGGATTATTATCAGTTAGATTTCTTACGATATGACTGGTATTACTACTCGATGCTCGTAATCGCACATTCTCAGATGGAATAATATTTACAATAGTGCCTGTATCAGATTTGTTTATATTCTTAAACCATTTTTCCTCTTCGGATTTGTTATCCATATTACTATTAGAATGTTAGTTATACTAGTAATATATTTTATACTTTTCTAAACCGGTATATTAAAACCATAAGTCCAACAATACCGATAGACAGGTTTGCTGTTTTAAATAGCTCACGATCAAATATACTTTGCGAATCTTTATATTTTCCGTCTGACCCACTGTGTATCTGCTGTATGTCAAGTATGGTATCCGACAGTTTTTTATTCGTGCATAATTGCCTACCTAAACATTCTTTGCGGTTATTACCAAACTCTTCTCCTTTACACATTTCCGGGTTATATGCTTGATTTAATATTTCATCACACCGGTCTTTCGTTGGCATATCTTTTGCTTTTATAGCATTCACGTAAAAAAAATCTTTCATATCATAACCAATATTCACGTTTAATGTAGCCATTGTTTGTTTATATTATAATTTTATTTTTTTAGATACAGATACGATAATAATCATAAAATAATGCGGTGGAACTTTCACGTTTAAATTTACAAACTTGCCCTGGACGCATACACATTGCTAATGCTTGGGGATCAAATCTAGATATTTCGGGTAACTGTTTTGTATTCATGATATTGTATTTTTGTTTCAATTCGTCAATTTCAGTATTTCCTAAAATTTCGCATTTTGGCACTAATGTATGGTTTAAAATATTATATTGAAGTCTATTAATATTATGGATCACCACAAATATACCATCGCGATTGTATAGATACTTAATTTTATTTACGGTTGTCTCGTTTGGTTCATCCTCTATGATAATAACCAACGTGTCATTCTTTGTGATAATATTATCAACGTTATATATGTCCTCTACGATATTGTCTAAATTCGCACGATTAATTTGTTTTGATGTTTCTATGTCCGATAGTAAAATCTAACTGGGTATTGTTATTCATCGCATCAATTTCATTAATACTAAAATCCGTGTGCTCTGATGTATCATAATTCAAATTATCGAATTGATCTATGAGAGTGTTTCTGGACTTAAACAACTTTAAAATCCGACTATTGGTTGTTGATGTGTTAGTGTTTGACATTCTATTATATAAATAAGTTGATACTTTTATATAATAATATTCGATTTCAATTTTCTATACTAACTTTCTAACAACTAAATTATCAAAGTCCAACTTTCCCGAATTCTTCGTATTGGATGGTTCAGTATTAGCTGGTGTATTTTCATATTCTATAGGTGGGTTAAACGATACTACTCCTTCATCCACCATATTATTCTCACTGTTTCGTATTACGGTATCATTTGGGTGTGTATCATTCTCGGCTGAAAAATCATTTCCATTGTTTATTATTTTGATACTAATTGGTGGTGGTTGATGAATTCCAGTTGCGCCATTCATTTTCATCGCACCTCCGTCAATTGAACTTTCGGGAGATGGAGGAGGAGGAGGAGTTGTAGGGGTCATAGAGGATTCATACCCATTTATTCTGTATATATCTAAAGCAGTTACCAATTTTACTGTATCTGGGTCCTTCAAACTAGGGGTATTTGTTTCTATTTTTAAAAATCTATCACCAATATTCGCAACGTTCCATATTCGGTTTGGTGTTTCGTCTCCTCTATAATGTACTTGTTCTCCGACTGTATATTCTTGTGCTTGTTTTGACAACTCATTGAATTCTGGTTTCTCAGGGGTTGGTGTACCATATATTTCCTTGTTTAATGAATCTGAAAATGTGTTTTCTACATTTTTGTCAACATATCCCGGAGATCCCGGTGCATATACAGGACTTTCTGGTTTCTCAGGGGTTGGTGTACCATATATTTCCTTGTTTAATGAATCTGAAAATGTGTTTTCTACATTTTTGTCAACATATCCCGGAGATCCCTGTGCATATACAGGACTTTCTGGTTTCTCATGGGTTGGTGTACCATATATTTCCTTGTTTAATGAATCTGAAAATGTGTTTTCTACATTTTTGTCAACATATCCCGGAGATCCCGGTGCATATACAGGACTTTCTGGGGTATCGGATGTTATCGTTATATTTTCTCTTTTTGCTTTATTTCTTTCACTTGCGTTAATACTGTATTTTGTTTCGCGCACTATGTCTTGTGGTAAGAAATCATTTTTAAATGTTAAACGGTCAATATTTTTTGAATATGACATACTTTCCATTTGTTCTATATTATCATCTGTAATTAGGCGCATTTGTACGTTCATTGTTTGAAGCTCTTGTAGTAACAATTTGTAGGAATAAGGAACATTTACAATGCTGAAATTACGACCAAATTTGCTTACTTGTTCCAAGTGTTGTTCTTTTCCGTCTAATGAACCTGTAAATTTCAATGGACCATCTGCCATTGGACTCATAAAAATGTTCTTAGAAGGATTATAAACAGCCATCATCCCGGTTGTATTACATATCGCAATCTGATATTTATCGGCCCTTTCCATGACGGACTCACGTAAGAATTCGCTTGCACCGTGGGAAATTACAACATCACGTTCCATTTCTCCTATACGAAGACCACCGTCATTGGCACGACCAGATACAGGTTGGCGTGTTAATTGGGTATTGGGACCACGAGCGCGGTAGTTCACCTTATCCTTTACCATATGTTTCAATCTCATATAATAATTAGGACCCATAAATATTTCACTTTCGATTTGTTCTCCGGTCATACCGTTATACAATAGTTCATTACCACTTGAGTGATACCCCACATTGGATAACATTTCTCCAAATACCTTAATTTTAGAACCCTTATTATTAAACGCGGTACAGTCTGCAAATCCACCATATATAGAGGATGCTTTTCCCACTATACATTCTACCAAATGCCCTATAGTCATACGAGATGGGATAGCGTGAGGGTTTATAATCATATCGGGACGAACTCCGTCACGGGTAAATGGCATATCACTCTCGGGAATTACTAATCCCACTGTTCCTTTTTGTCCGGCACGAGATGCCATTTTATCACCTAAGTTAGGTATTCTGATTTCACGAACACGAACCTTTGCAATACGATTACCAGTTTCGCCCTCAGTAATAAATGTTTTATCTACAGTCCCTAATTGCCCTTTCTTTGGTGTTTTAGACGCGTCTAACACTTTACTGTCCTGAGAAGAACTACGACTTGTCATACCAATTAATACGGTTTTGTCATTTAATTCAGTATTTTCACTGACAATGCCGTTCTTATCTAATTTACTATAATCATATCCTGGTTTTGTTCCAACTATATCTATTTCAGATTCGATATTCGTAAATGTTTTTTCAGTAGTTTCTTCTCCTCCCTTACTAATTTCCTCGTGAGTTTCATATGTCGAATAGTATGTTGTTTGAAATAAACCACGTTTTAGAGCACCCTCATTGATTAAAATAGCATCTTCTACGTTATACCCAGTATAGCACATAATAGCTACAATCGTATTTTCACCATAAGGGTTCTCTTCTTTATTAATATAATCTAAATAACGAGACTTTACCAATGGTATTTGACCGGAAGATAATACTACCGCGGTTTTATCCATTCGAACCTGATAATTAGTATGATACATCGAACACGCCTGTTTACTTTGACCGCACGAAAACGAATTACGTGATGCTGGATTGTTTTCAGGGAAATTAATGATGTTTGCCATTGTACCAAATATTAATGATTCGTGGATTTCTAAGTGAGTGTGTTTGTCATTATTACTTGCTTCCAATTCTTCTTGGTTCACCGCTATTAATGAATTTTCAGTTTCATTTGTATCAATATAATCAATTATCGCCTTGTCTTCTAAAAATCGTTTTATACGAGATGGGGCAGTTTCACCATTGATATTATCATACAACTCGGATAATTCATACATTTTATAATCATTTGGATTAAAGTCTTTGACCGTTTTTTTATTGAACCCCGAAATTAAATCGTTCCAAGAATAATCACCTTCGTCCAGATGCTTCTTTACATTATTTTTATCAAATGACATCTTGTTTGTTTCAGGGTCACGATAGAAAATCGGTCTACATATGCGCCCAGCATCAGTATAAATAAATACTGTATTTTGTGAAATTTGAAAAGAAACGCTTGTGTATATTGGAAGCAACCCATTGCGTCTATATAAACGTAACTTTTCTACGGTTTCGTTTGGAGTGCTTACAATACCAGCCCACAATCCATTTATAATTACCTTGGTTGTTTTTGATAAAGCCAAAGGAGTGCATTCTTCCAATAATTTCATTTCCACTTTCTCACGTAACCATTTAATCATAGGTTCACGCGAAACACCTTGAGTTATATATGCGGTAATCGCCATATGCTTATGGATACCAATATTGCCTCCATCTGGAGTATCAATTGGGTCAAACATACCCCATTGTGTACTATGTAATACACGAGGACCGATTAACTTTGTGCTTGAATCAAGTGGCAGGTTTGTCTTACGTAAATGACTTAGTGCTGAATTATATGAAAGACGGTTTAAATCTTGTATTACACCAATGCGTTTTGTATGTGTTTGAGCACCCCAATTTCCTTTAAAACCTTTTCTGAAACCATCTTCTACTATTTTATCACTGAATACATTTTTATAATTCTGTTCGACTAACGCTTGTAAATTATCTTCATACATGGCTTTATTAAACGTAATTTTTGATTCAAAATCTAAATGGATCTTACGTAATTGCAAGTTGTAATATTCACGGAATAAGTCATACATTAAAGAACCAACCAACTCTATGCGTTTATATTTAAAATTATCACGGTCAGTTGGCTCATCTACGCCTGTATACACTGATAATAAACGATGAGTGATATAACCCAGATAATATGCCTTGTCTACATAATTAGTTTCTCCTACGTGAGGTAAGAAATAATCGGCTAATATTTCCTGTGCGTGTGAAATAGTTTTACCCTTAGTTAGAGATGCTATATATTTCAAAGCAGTGCGTTGAGTCAGAATACCTCCGGCATCATGGACGGATGGTATGAATAAATCTACCAAATGTTCGTATTTTTCAATATCTAAAAGACAAGATGTTATTATCTGTTTGTCTGAAATTACACCAAGAGCACGGAATACAATAAATAGTGGTACTGCTTTTCTTACATTTGGTATATTTACCACTAGGTTTTTAAAGGTATATGATGGTGTGGGAGCCATCATTTTTAC